ACTTTACTTATGAAATGCTAAACAGAAATTGTAGAATAACAAGCGGTATTGTTGGATTAGACCCAGATAGAAGCGAAGAGCCACAATTAAGAAGCTGGTTGGCTCGCCATAAGCTAAAAAAAGAGCTTACTCCGGAGGAAAAACAAGAAATACGAGAAAGGTTAAAACGGGGTAGAGCTAAAAAATAAAATGCCTCCGTGCAAGGGATTTAAGTAAAAAAATATGCTGGAACAAGGGCTTTGGATACCTTATGTCATTTAGACGATAATTTCGTCTAAGGAAAATATATACCTAACAATAAACAATGAAAGAAATGGAAAAAACAAATCATCTAATTGACTATCTAATTGACCAGGCTCTAAAGAAAAGGTTTGCCGGGAGCACGGTAACTGTTCCCGGCAAGAATGGAGAGCGTCTGTTGGTGATGAAGGATGGAGTGTTAATTGGACAGCGTGGCAGGCTCTGGTGGAAACAAAAAATAGAAAAGCATAAGAGGTGGCTAAGATGGAAAGGCAAGAGAAACATCTCAATACGAGGACGATTAAACTGGTGATCCCCGAAGTTCCTAAATCATATAATATTATCTTGAGATGGCATTGGACTAAGAGACAAAGATATAATCAAGATTGGTTTTACCTTGTTAGGAAAGCTCTGGGGCGAAATATTCAGTGTATCTCTCATCCCTTTAAGAAGGCCAAAATTGATTTTTATATCTATTTTCCTACCAAACACAGAAGGGACAAAGCAAACTATGCTCAAGGACTCAAGCCTGTCTTAGATTATCTGTGTCGGATTGGCATCCTTGTAGATGATAATTGGGGCAGGATTGAAGACCAGTATTATCAGCGATATGACCCCAAAAATCCGAGAACGGAGATTATAATCGAGAAGATAAATTAAAGGAGGTTAAAAATGGATACATCATCAAAATATATAAAAATGTGCGAGAAGGCTGAGGAGATACAGAAGTTATGGGGGCCAAAATTAGGAGATTTTGTTTGGGGAATTCCTTACAGTGATGGTGAGCCAACAGTTTCTGTTTGTTTGAGCGTTAACTATTCTGCTTATGAGCGATTTGGGTTAGTTGATGTGGCAGTAGCAGATTTATGGGACGAATGCAAGGAAATAGATTTTGAATGGTGGAATAAAGAAAAGTTGGTTTGGCTTCCCAGACAGGATCAACTGCAAAAGATGTGTGAGCCACCTTTGGATATTCTTCTTATGGAATTCTGGAAATGGCTACCTAAATATGATGTGGGCGTTAAATACAATTCTATAGAGCAGTTATGGATTGCTTTTGTTATGGATAAGAGGCACGGGAAGGTTTGGGATGACGGGAAGGAAGAATGGATAAAGAGAGAAGATGAAAGGAGGAGTAAATATGTCTACCGAAACAGTAATTAAATGTGATGGCTGTGGGAAAATTATAGAAAAAACATCAGAATGCTATAAGTTGTGCTTAAAAACAGATAAATTTTGGGATGGAGTTGAGATGGATTATAACTTGATACAGTTGGACTTTTGTCCTATATGTGCGAGGGAGATTAAAGAGACTCTGAGAAAGATAGCTAAGCTTTTGGAATAAAAAGGAGAAAAGGATGTCCGAAGAAATAATATGCAAAATGTGTGGTAGAGAAGTTATTGCTTATATGTCCAGAAAACCCACCAATGGTGAACGTCAATATTATGCTTATTGTCCTCGTTGTAATAAGGAGGGTTGGATAAGTATAGAGCTTAATCCATTAGTAAGAACGATGGAATTATGGGGGGGATTGAAAGGAGAAAAAGAGAAATGCAGAACAAGTGTGATAGAGAAATGCATTGTCCGAAATGCGGGAAAAGAGCTGAGTTAGTAGGCACTTCGCAACAAGCAGATGGCAGAGTTTTTTGTATATATTATTGTGAAGGATGCGAGGATAATTTTGAAATAGAAAAAAGAGGTAGAGGATGGCCAAGACTAAGAAATGGACAAAGAGAAGAGAAAAGAAGCTAAGAGAAAAAGGTTATCAAAGCTCTAAACAATCAGAGATTTGAAGTGGGGGGACAAATGGATTTCGATTTTGGAGGAATTTTTTATAAGGATAAGTTTTTCAGGTATGAAGATATTAATCCAAGATACTGGGGATATAAGGAGTAAAAAAATGGCTAAGAAAAGATGTCCTGTATGTGGATGTTTATCGTTTCAAGAGAGAAGGAAGGAAAAAAACAGATATGAGATAACTCCAGGATTGTGTCTGAATTGTGGCTTTATTTATGAGGAGGATATGGGACAGTCTTTAGAGGAGCAGATTATAGATTACAGGCAACATCTGATAAGGAAAGGAATAGAAGCGTATAGAAGGGAATTATATAGATAGAAAAGAGGGGGTGAAATAAATGGAAGTATGGATGCAAACAGACAATACTAACAGAGTTATTTGTGTCATTTGCGGTTTAGAAATATCAGAACCTGTAATATATTCTTTTTCTGGAATCTATCCACTATGTTACAAGTGTTATTTAAGACTATTTGAAGATATTGGCGAAAAAGGAGGTGATGAAGATGGCAGATGAAAGTACGCCAACTAGAGCAGCAGTTACTCAAATACAGGAAAAAATAAAAGATCTTGAAATGAATATTGAAACTTTAGAGAGTAGGTTACAATGGGTATTGTTTCCAGAGCTTTCGTTAAGTATGAATTTGGAGAAACCTGAGAATTTAGTAACGACGAATAATGACTGTCCTGAAATAATGGAAATGCAGTGTCCAACAACACTTCTGGACGAGTTGGTTGGTTGCACTAACAAACTTGAAAGAATGAAGCAGAAGACTGAGAATTTATTGAAAAGACTACAAGTTTAATATTTTTGAGAAACATTTCCCGCTCTGTGGCAACGCTCCACAAAATAGGCTTAAGACTCAAAGGTAGGGTAAAATTAATTAGCTAAATACTCATTCTCTTGCCTATCTGCTTATTGTCCTTGCTACATCGAAGGTAGGCAGAGCGGGGAAAGGAGGCTAAGATGTTTGATATAGAAAAAGAAGTGCCTTCTTTAGAGCTGTGCAGAAAATTGAAAGAGCTTGGGTATCCGCAAACCGGTGGCGGCTTATATTGGAAAAAGTGGAAAGATAAAGAAAACTGGGACGTGGGTTTTGTTGAAGAAGAGGGTAGGCAGTTATTTTTGACCACAGTTGACTTTATCAAAGCCCCTACACTGGGAGAGATGGGAGAAGTCTTGTCTGCAAAAATAGATGCTCTTGGAGATGAAAGTAACTGGTTTCTACGAATAGAAAAATGGGGAGACTGTTGGTATGTTGATTTATCAAAATTTGCTTACTGTATATGTTCTGAGAGAGGGAAAAGACTACCTAATACTTATGCCAAAATGTTGATTTGGTTAGCGAAGAATGGATATTTAAGTTTTGAAAGAAAGGAGGCTAATAATGCTTAAATACATAGGTCTATGGCTCATCTTGGATGGCGGAGTGAGTCTCTTGAACAAGAGGCAGGAACACAAGTTCCTGTATGATTTAGGGAGGATTGTTAGGATTATCATTGGAGTTTATTTATTTTTGATGTGAGGAGGTGAGATAATGAAAATTATAACGAGGGGGAAAGGAATTCCAGAATTTTCTATGAAAAGAGGAATAATGAGAATAGATTTTACTCCAAATAAAGAAGAAAAGATATGGTTAAAATTGGATGCATCTAATAAAGGACAGTATATTATTGAGCTAACGAAGTTTGAATTAGCAAAGGCAATAGCAGTTGGAATGCTTGATGATGAAGTTATAAGGATTTGTAAGAGGATATTAAAGGGTTATCATCGGGATTTATTTATTTCTAATGCGAGGAGGAAACTATGAAGATTGCTAAAGAGAACAAGATAGGTTTGTTTCCCAGAATAGCCCAATATTTTAGATGCATTTTTGTGGAAGAACATGATCCTGTTAAGATATTTGGGCCGGTAAGTGCCCCCGGTGAGGGAGTAGAATGGACTTTGTATCAGTGTAGGAAATGTGGACATAGATGGTGGAATAAAACTTGGATGTATACACATAGGCAATTAAGGAGAGACAAAAATTGAAGAGCGCCTGAATTAAAGGAGGTTGAACTAAGGATTGACTTTCGGGAAATTTTATGTATAATTATAATATAACAAGGAGGTAATAGATGAAAGTAAAATTACAAAAGTTAAGATGCAAACGCTGCGGATATTCGTGGGTGCCTCGTGCAGAAGAAGTTAGGGTATGTCCACGATGTCATAGTCCTTACTGGGATAGAAAAAAGAAGAGAGGGAAAAATATAGGTAAAAAACAAAATTGAAGGAGGTAAATTATGGAGCTATGTAAAAAAGCTGAAGAATTATTAGAGCAAAGGGGTAATGAATTAAAGGAGATGTGGCAGGATGAAACTTGGATGCAAGTTGTGAATAGCGAGGCAAAGAGTCCTATAGAACAGTTATTTCTGATTGAATGGTATTTCCAAGTAGAGACTCATATTTTGCCTTCTGAATCTTTAGATTATTACATTCTGCCCCAAGCGGAGATTCAAGTAGAAGATAAAAAGTTTAAGGTAGATTTTTTGGCAATATATTCAAAAGAGCCCTGGTTGAAGAGAAAAAACGAAAGTGTAATCGTGGAATTAGACAGTTATACCTGGCACGGAAGCACACCAGAACAATTTGCAAGAGAAAAGGAAAGAGAAAGAGAGCTGGCTAAAACAGGATATAGAATACTGAGATTTTCAGGAAGGGAAATTATAAGAGATATTGGGAAATGCGTAGAAAAAGTATTGATATTTCTCTCAGAGCTTAGAGCAGGTAAAATTTAATTAAGGGAAAATAATTATGGCTAATCCTCAAAAAGAAAACGGACATATCGATATAGCGAATGAAATAGCAGAGCATCTGGCGAAAACAGATTTATCTGCATCAGAAAGTAAAATATTGTGGGTTATATGGAGAAAAACTTGGGGTTGGCATAAGAAAAAAGATGTTATTACTTTGAAACAATTCAAAGAAGCAACGGAGTTACTAAAACCACATATAGCCAGAACTATTAGAAGATTGTGTTTACGAGAAATCATTACCAAAAATGGTAATGTTTATGGTTTCCAAAAGGATTATGACCGATGGAAAGCGCCTATTAAGGAAATCATTACCAAAAATGGTAATGTTTATTTTATTACCAAAAATGGTAATGCCTTTACCAAAATCGGTAATCGCATTACCAAAATTGGTAATAATGAGTGGCTGAAACTTAAATCAGATAAAGAAAAGCGAGCGCCTAAAGAAACTATATCAAAAGAAACTATTACAAAAGAAAATAATACTACTGTTCAGAGTAAAAAAAATATTCCTTACCTAAAGAAGAAGGAGGAAGAGAAAATAAATTTTAACTTTGACAAAGGGGAATGGGAGAACATCACCCTTAAAGACATAGCAGGATGGGAAGAGGCCTATCCTGCTTGTGATGTTAAAGTTGAGCTTGCCCAAATGCGTGAGTGGTGTATAGCCAACCCTAAAAAAGCAAAGAAAAAAAATTACCGAAGGTTCATCACTAATTGGCTTTCTCGCTCACAGGAGAGAGGTGGAACTAAGAAAAAGAAAAAGTCTTTTATTGACATGGAACTTGAAAGAATACAAAGAGAGAAGGAGGTTAATTTAGAAAAAAAATTCACAAGAGGAGATTGGGAGCTATTAAGACAGGCCAAAATGGATTTAGAAAGGTTTGCGAATGAAGACAAAATCTATAAATGGCTATGTAGACTTCCTCCAGAGATGCATTCACAGATAGCGTTACATCTCCGAAGAATTTATCCTAAAGATAATAGCGGGAATTATAATAGAGCAAAGAGAAGGTATGATGAAGAGAGAAGATAGGGGGCTCTACTATGAAGGGTAAACAGCATATAGCATATCTTGACATCATTGATGCGATTTACTGTCCCAGGATAGATAGGATAGCTACACTTGCTGTCTGCAAGTTTAACATGGGAATAAAGAGCTGTCCCTATTATCTTGGGACGATAGAGAAAAAAGGGAAGAAGGAAGTTAAATGTTCGTATCCTTATGTAAAAATAGATGGTAGATGGACAGTCCTTGACAACTAATTTTTTTTTGATAGACTATAAATAAGATGTGGGGAGGACAATGCGCGCAAAAAAGGTTAATTTTCTAAGGTGATTAAAAAAGATGGAAGTCGAGTTTGAGGCTTTGATAAAACAATTAACGGTTAAATCTCTCGTGAGCTTAGATAAAGAAGCAAGGCTTATCCTTCAGTTTCAACCCTCTGATGAGATTTTAGATAAGTTAAATAAATTGCATAAACCAGATGAATTAGTGGAGGTAAAAATATCAGATGGCGAGGGTTAATTATACTGCTAAGACACGAAAAAAAGCATTTGAACTTTTTCATAAATTGGGGAGCTTTTATGCTGTATCGAAAGAAAAAGGGATGCCTACCGTTCAGACACTGATAAATTGGTCTAAGGAAGACCATTGGGAAGAGAAATTAGAAGCAATTAGAAAAGGAATTAGAAATGAGCTAAAAGAGGAAGGCCTTATTGAAACTGTATCTTCTGATATCGATGAACTTAAAATATTGAAGCGATTAGAAGAAATTGCCATAAAGCAAATTAATGAAAAAGGTTTGAGACCAAGAATCTGGAAAGATGTTATAGCTACTTTTGATTTTACCACAAAAACAAGGCGATTAATTAGAGGCGAACCCACTGGAAGAGAGGAGCACAAAATTATTTGGGAAATTAAAGATTTCAGTGAGGAAGAGATAAAAGGTGAAGGTGATAAAGGCAGAGTTTAATAAAAAATATTGGGAGTTCTTTGAGAAAAACACGGATAAAAGATTTATCGTATTAGCGGGAGGCGCGGGAGGTGGAAAATCGCATAGCACTGCTCAGTATCTAATTAAGAAGCTCTATACGGAGAAGGATAAGGAATTTCTTGTAATCAGAAAGACTTTGCCATCACTCCGAATTACAGCGTATAAGTTAATTTTGGAGTTGTTGAAAAAATATGAGCTACCTTTTGAGTTAAACAAGTCAGAGTTGCGCTTGAGCGTGAATACCAATGAAATGATTTTTAGAGGATTAGATGACCCCGAGAAGGTGAAGAGCTTTGAACCGAATTATATCTGGATGGAAGAGGCTACTGAGTTTACAGAAGAAGATTTTACCCAACTTAACTTGAGACTCAGACGGCATACAGAAGGGAAAAATCAAATCTACCTTACTTTTAATCCTGTCAGCAAGCTATCTTGGATTTATAAAAGGTTTTTTGAGAGTCAAAATAGCGATGTGGCGATATTAAAAACTAATTATAGAGACAATCTCAGATACTTAAGCGAGGATTATATAAAAGAGCTTGAAGCCCTTAAAGACCAGGACGAGACTTATTATCAGGTCTATGCACTTGGCGAATGGGGTGTTCTGAAAAACATCATCTATACGAATTACGACCTTATAGATGGATGGCCTGACAATTTTGAAGAGGTCATCTACGGACTTGACTTTGGATACAACAACCCTTCGGCTCTTTTGGAAGTAGGGATAAAGGATAAAGAAATATATCTAAGAGAACTTCTATATCAGACGCACCTTACCAATGAAGACCTGATAGAGCAGTTGAAGGAGCTTATTTCCAATAAAAATAGGTATGTTTACGCTGACTCTGCGGAGCCAGCGAGGATAGAGGAAATAGCAAGAGCGGGATTTAATGTTCATCCTGCTGAAAAAAACGTGAGAGATGGCATTGATTTTGTGAAAAGACAAAAATTGCATATTCTAAAAAGTAACGTGAACCTCATTAAAGAGATAAACGGTTATAAATACAAGGAAGATAAAGACGGGAATGTCCTTGAAGAGCCCGTGAAATTTCGAGATCACCTGATGGATGCAATGCGGATGGCAATCTATACGCATCTCGGTAAGAAAGCAAAAAGAAGAAAGGGGAAGGTGTTTGTGGGATGAGACTATTTAAAAAAAGAGAGCAAATGATAGTGGGGCCGAAGAAAAAGGGCAAAGTTTTCATAACGACTAAGGAAGGGGCGATTCTCCCCTACCCCACCCTGGAGAAATACAGTATCGAGAAAAGAAGTAAGCAACTCAAAAAAGAAAGGCAGTGGGCCGAGGCGGAAGGCTTGGTATCCAGACCCTATGATCCAGATTCATTTCTCACCCTGTATGAATCCAATCCGATATTTTTTGCGACAGTTAACCAGATAGCAGTGGACGTTGCAGGTCTTGGGTGGAAATTGGTTCCGAAAGAGGGCAAAGAGAATGAGAATGAAAAGAATAAGATTGATGAGTTCATTTCTAATCTTGAGGAACCCCTTCGTAGATTATTTAAGTCTGTTTTGATAGATTGGGGAGTAATTGGCTATTTCGGGATTGAAGTGACCAGAAATGGTAAGGGAGAAGTAGATGGGCTTTATCATATTCCCGCTTACTCACTCTGGGCTCATTCGGATAAGATAAGGTTTTGCCAGAAGAGAGGATTAAAGAAGGTCTGGTTTAAAAAATTTGGGGAAGAGAGGAATTTTAGCAGCGAGACTGGGAAAGAAGGACAGTTTGATTTGGAAACAAGGGCAAATGAGATAATTTTTTATAAGACTCACTATCCCAAAAATGAATACTATGGAGTTCCTAATATACTTCCTGCTGTAGGTTCTGTGTTAAGTCTTATAGGTATTCGGGACTATAACTTATCCTTCTTCCAGAATTATGGCGTGCCCGATTATTTTGTAACTTTAGAGGGAGAATGGGAAGAGGATTCTGCAAAGATAATACAGAATTTTTTGAATACAGAGATAAAGGGGACTGAAAACGCTCACAAGACTTTGGTTCTTCAGACCCCGGAAGGAGGAACGGCCAAGTTTGAGCCCCTTTCTGTAGAGGTAAAGGAGGGAAGCTTTAGATTATATCAGCAAATATTACGAGAAGACATCCTTGCTGCTTATTCGATGCCGCCCTATCGATTGGGGATAGCGGTGGTCGGGAAGCTGTCAGGGAATGTAGCACAGGAAGCCACAAGAACATACATTCAGTCAGTAGTGGAGCCTCTCCAACAGGACTTAGAGGATATTATGAATATGATATTTGAAAAAGGATTGGATTGCAATTCGTATGAATTCAAATTTAATGACATAGACATAAGGGATATTGATGCTGAGGTGAGTAGATACAATTCCTTAATTGAGCGAGGAGTTATGACCCCGAATGAGGCAAGGAGTCTATTGGGAATAGGAGAGCCTTATCCGGGGGGCGATTCGTTCTATATTAGTGGTAGTTTAACTGAAATAGGCGAAGCTGAACTGGAGAAAAGGGATAGGGAGCAGTTAAGGTTTATGGCGGAGCAGGAAAGGTTAAGTAAGGAGATTAAGAAAATAAGGGAAGCTGAAATGGAAGACAAAGATAAAGAAGAGCTGATTAAAAAGCAGATGTTAAAAATAATTATAGGGAAAAAAATTAGAGGCGAAGAATTATCTAAAGAGGAAAAAGACTTATTAGAAGAAGCACTGGAAGAAGAGAAAAGAAAAAAGGAAGGAGGTTTATAATGAGAAGAGTAAAAACAGATATATTATGTCCTAAGTGTAAGAAGACCTATCTATATCGATGCACTGCTAAGGCCTATGATAGAGCTGAAAATCCGTTTCAGGATGTATGGTATGATTGCGATGAATGTGATGAGATGTTTGAGGTTGGAGAGATTGAGGAGGCTATAAAAATGAAGACAATCAGAGAGATGCCAAGGGAAGGATATAAATTTTATGTTAAAAAACCCATTCCAATCAAAGCTATTCAGATAAACGAGCCTTTTCAAGTAAAAACCTTAGAGGGAACTTTTACTGCTAAAGCGGGAGATTATTTAGTAGAAGGAATAAAGGGAGAATTATATACTTGTGATAAAGAGATATTCGAGGAGAGTTATCAGGAGATATCGGGGGAATTAAAAGATGAAGTTGACAGTAGAGCAGATTAAGAAGATTGATGAGGCGATTAATGTATTTTTTGAAAAGGTAGACCGCCGAGGTCGGATAGCTCAGCGAATGCTAAGAGCTATGGATAAAGCTGCAAAGTATCTCCGTCCTAAAGTGAATGAGTGGCTTGAGAATATGAGGCGGAAGATTATTGGGGACTTAACTAAAAAGTATATTGAGAAAAGAGCGAAGTTAGGATTCAATACTTTTATAAGAAAAGATAGAGCTCTGGATATAGCTACCAAGCTGACTGATTGGGAATGGATTCAAGAAAATGGGAAGGAAATTCTAAAGCCTGCAATGCTGAAGATTCTGGGAGACGGAGCCAACGAAGCTTATTTGATAGCGGGAATAGAGGGAAGCTTCGATGTGCTTAATTCTAAGAGTGTGGCTTGGGCAGAAAAACATTGTGCTAAAATGGTTAAAGAGATAACCGATGAGACGAGAAAAGGGATAAAACTAATTATAAGAGATGGAATTAAGAAAGGTAAATCTGTGAGGCAAATTGCAAAAGAGATAAGACCGCTGATAGGATTGAACTCTCGTCAAATGATGGCAGTGGTAAATTATGAGGAGTGGTTGATAGTTAATCGACCAGAGCTTTCCCAAAGAGAGATTGACAGACGAGTAGATGTGTATGCAAGAAGAATGCATAGAAGACGGGCTGATATGATAGCAAGAACTGAGTCTGGAAATGCTCTTATAGAGGGCAGCCTTCAGGGATATGAAGACGCAGGGGTAAAAAAGGTGGAAGTTATAGTAACTCGGGACGAGAAGACCTGTCCTATCTGTATGGAGCATGATGGTGAGGTCCATCTTATTTCCAACAGGGACAAGCTTCCGTTATATCACCCCTTATGCAGGTGTTGTGTAGCTGCAGCATAAGAAGATTAAGATAATAAATTAGAGTGGCGATGGAGTAAAATGAGAATTGAAGACATTAACGAAAAAAATATAAAGAAGGCTAAGAATAGTGAGCTATATTCACTGAAGCTTAGAATGCTTCAAATTTGGGAAAAACTAAACAGAAAAAAGCAAAAGGAGAATAAATTTGAAAATACCCAAAGAAATAAAAATAGCAGGACATATTTATAGGGTGATATATCCTTATACATTTATGGAAACATTAGTTCTTGGACAATCAGATTATTTCCAGAAAGAGATAAGGCTTGCGAGAGTTGATACTACAGGCAATCCTATTCCGCAAGCACAATTGAATAATACTTTATGCCACGAGATTTTGCACTGTATAGATTATGAGTATAACAATCAAAAACTGGATGAGGATACAGTAAAGAGGTTGGGGAATGGTTTATATCAAGTATTAAAAGATAATCAATTAAAATTTGGGTGATTACAAATGAATTTATTGAAAGAAGAACTTTTAGAAAAATACAAGATACTTAAAGCTGAGATGAAAAAGAGGAATTTAAGAATTAACTCAGATACGGATTTAGACAGAGCATTGTTCCGAAAAGCTATGTATGGGATAGATGTAAGTTCTTTGGGAGATATAGCTATTGTTCCTGACTATATTTCGATAGCAGGCTCATTAGTAAAATCTCCCAAAACTGCTAAGGACGTGGACGTAGTTATAAGAGAAGACGAGGATAATCGGGATGAGGGAATGGAATTAAAACTTGCTCGGTTAATACAAAAACATATCCATAAAGATTGCCATTTTATATATGCTCCTAAAGGTCCACATTCTGACTATCTACCACTCTTTGATTTGGTGCTCAGAGCAAAGGACGAGACTAAGCGGGTAAAAGTTAAGGAAGATTATGGGAAGGTTGATGAGATAGAGAAAGGAATTCGACCAGCCTTCGGCTCGCCTGGTGGCAAACGCTATTTAGCTAAAACTATTGTAAGTTATATTCCAGAACATAAGGTTTATGTTGAGCCTTTTGTTGGGGGAGGAGCAATATTTTTTGCTAAAGAGCCAAGCGAGGTTGAGATAATAAATGATTTAGACCCAGAGATTGCATTTGCTTACAGGTTTATTAAAAACTTAACTGATGAAAAGCTAAGTCAACTAAGAAGAAAAGATTGGACATTGACGGAATCCAAGTTTGCAAGATTAAAAGAAAGTAAACCAATTAACGAGATAGATAAATTTTATAGATTTATAATGCTAAAATGGGGTTCGTTTTCAAGTAGAGGTGATAAGGTAAATCCATTGAGACTGAACCAGAAGTGGGATGGGGTTAATAGGCTTATTAGTCTAAAAAATCGGCTAAGTAAAGTCATTATTTATAACAGGGATTATAAAAAACTTAAAGATTATGATGATAAAAATACATTTTATTATCTTGCTCCTCCCTATCCTAATACAGCGAATTTTGAAGACTTGCAGATTGATGTAGAAGAATTAAATCAATTTGTTAAGTCTCTTAAAGGAAGATTTATTTTATCTTTGCCGGATACTGAAGAGATTAGAAAAACATTTGCTGATTTTGAAATTAAAAGGGTTAAAACAGGAAAACTAATAGATGAATTTAATCCTAAATTAACTCGTGTTGAACTTCTCATCTCTAACTTCCCTCTTAAAAAACAAAACATTTATCTTGCTAAAAGTGAGAAAGATTACTTCGAAGGACTTGATGAGTGGAAGGCAGACTTTATGGCTGACTATTTAGAGATGAGCAAGAACATAAAAGGTAAGAAAATACTTTCATTAGGATGTGGAACTGGGCGAGTGGAGAAAGCTCTTGAATGTTCTGGTTATGAAGTTGAAGGAGTAGATAACAACGATATTGCTTTAGCGATGGCAAAAAAGAAGAGGTTGAAAGTCAAGAAGGTAGATTTAGAGAAGGAAGCTTTACCTTATGAAAATGATTCATTTGACACGGTTATTGGCTTGCACATCTTGGAGCATCTAAAAAATCCTGAAAAGTTAATCAAGGAAGCAAAGAGAGTAGCCAAAGAGAGAGTTATATTTATTGTGCCGTTGGGTGAGCGAATGGACATCACTCATAAGCAAACATATAAAACAATTGATGATTTTAGGAAGCTGTTTGATAAAGCGAAAGTTAAGAAGGTGGAAAATGGAGATAACACTGCTATTGCAATTGTTGATGTGAGCAAAATTGAGAAAGCAAAAAAATTAACTCCATTTACACATCTTAGCCAATTCCCAAAACCTACGATGGCAGGGCTTACCGAAGCGTTTAGCGTAGAACAAATTTGGGATTGGTGTAAAGGTAGATTGCCATTAATTGTAGAACCAAAGCTAAATGGTTTCCGAGTGGTCATATCGAAACAAGGAGATAAGTATAAAATTATTACTGATGGTATGAAAGATAGAACAAAGTATTATCCTTCTCTTAAAGATACTATTGAAAAGATACCCGATGATTTTATTTTGGATTGTAGTTTGGGTATTGAAAGAGATGGTAAACCACTGCCGAGAATAAAACTTATGACTTTAATGGCAGATAAGCCTGAGCTTCAGGAGAATGATGTGATAGTTTGCACAGTATTTGACTTACCCTACTGGAAAGAGGACATTCACAATAAGCCATTTAGCGAGAGAAGAAAATTACTGGAGCAATTCTTTAGTAAATACCTTAAAGGGTCAAAGAATTTTGATATAACTAAAACAGTTCAGGTCAAGAATCGTAGTGATTTGGAAAAATGGTTTAAAGAATTTGCCAAACTTCCTCAATCAGAAGGTATAATGATAAAAGACCCAAAAGGCATTTGGCCATTAGATGGTAGGTGGGATGATGTAGCAAAGTTGAAAGTGGAGGCTGAAATTAAGGTGATAGTTTTAGAGAGAATTCCTAACAAAGCTGGGGGTTACAATTACCGATGTGGAGTGTTACCTGGAGATTCTGATTTTGAGAATTTAACTGAATTTAGGGGGAAGAAATACATTGATTTGGGTAAGACTTATAATACTGAAATAAAAGCTGAAGAGGGCGATGTTCTTACAGTAGGAGTAGAGGAAATTATTCCCAAGGGAAAGATTTTGGATTGGTTGGGCCCGCGAGTCATCGATGTAGATAAAGATAGAAAACAGCCTTATTTTGCTAATCAGATAATTGGGATTGCAGAGCGAGCTAACATCCTACAAAAAAGAGTAGAAGGAAATATAACTTACAAAGTCGGTGATGTTGGTAGGTCGGTTCTTCAGCTTCACATAATGGGCATAGAAGAAGAGAAGATTGAGGCATTGAAGAAAGTATCTCGTGAAGCTGTTGCTGCCAGATATAATCCTACTAAATTAAAGATGCTATTGAAAGGTGCAATTGGAGAACAAGGTGCACACATTGACCTGCGAATGGTGAAGAAAGGTGATGACCATTTTGAAGGCGGAGAGATAATGATAGGAAATCTTACGGGGCTTGATAAATTAAAGAAGTTGGCAGAAGGAGGCAAATTAAGATTTGGCTGGAAAGTTCCAAGAAAGGAAGAGCCTGAGGTTGAGACAGTTATGGGCCCAGTGTCGTGGATGGAAGTGGGAAAAAATAAGATAGAAATCATGGCTCCAGGAACTGTGGGAGCAACCAAGAATAAATACGGTGCAATGCTTATTCTTGATGAATTTACCTGGAAAGCAATAGAACCTCAAGACGATCACGCAAAGAAGTTTGAATTTAAAGGTAACAAATTAATCCCAGAAGGGACTTATCTTATAGCTTATGTTCCGATTACCGAAGCAGGAAAGAAAGGACCAAGAGTTTGGATGATTAGTAAGTTAAAGGAGAAAGTGGAAAAGCTTCATCTCGAAGAATTTAGACAAGAAGGTTTTGATGAAGACATAAAAAATCCCGCTAAACATTATAAAGAATTATTTGCGGACCTCCGTTATTTAGGTAATCAGGCGTATTCTAACTATGGCAAGAAAGGAGCTTGGAAGGATTGGACTATGGATGACATCCTTCATTACTATGCTCGAATTGTTGATGCCCTTCGCTCTATCTACTTCCCAGTTATTCCTCCTAAAATAGGAGATAAAGAGTATAAGACTCCTTATTGGGAATGTTACAGAAGAGCGAGAAAATATATGAAGACAAAGCCACCTAATGAGGATAAGATTAAAGAGTGGGATAAAAAGAGAGAGGAGATAATAAAGCAATCAGATAAAGATATAATTTTGCAAGCATACCAAGAATATCGTTTGGAAGATTTATCAGATGAAGAAATTATAGAAAAAATTGCTGAGGAGTTTTTACCAATAGGCTTTGACATTGGCTACTGGAAACAGAAAGTGAAGGAAGTTCTCCAATCGGAAAATTTACTTAATCAAAATAAGTTTGAGAAGTTTGTCCCTATTTTTGATATATCTAAGAAAGAGGATGAGCACATTGTGATGGGAATCGTTTATGAACCTAATGAAGTAGATTCCCAGGGAGATTTTACCACAGAAGAGGAGATAAGAAAAGCAGCATATCAATTTATGGAAGAAGTTCAGAAGTTTAAAATAAATCATAAGGGTGATTATGTAGCAGCAAAAGTATTAGAGAGTTATGTAGCCCCTCAAGACTTAATGATTAGAGGTCAGAAGGTTAAAAAGGGGAGTTGGATTTTGACTGCAAGAATTCTTGATGAAGACATTTGGAAGAGGATTAAGGCTGGAGAAATTACGGGATATTCTATGGCTGGAAGAGCTGCAGCCAGCACTTGACACTTGAAAATTAGTTGTGTATAATTTAATATTGATACCGAGTTTTATACTTCTGATAGATTTGAAATTTAACTTGATAGACAATAATTTAATTTAGGAGGATAAAATGAAAGAAGAAAGGCTTACTTCTTGGGATTATGTAAATCTACCGAAGATTATAAGAAAGAATTTAAATAAAATTCGAATTGATAATCCCTTTTGGAAGAATCAAATTTATTTCAAAGTTTTATTTGGATTAGATATAAAAGAAAGTGTGGAATATTTTAAGGATCCCTGCATGGGAGATTTAGTAATTAATTATGAATAGACAATAAAGATAAAAAGACAAGTTTTGGAAGTTAAGATTCGCCGAAGTTCCTTTTTTAGGAAGCTGAGGGCGGATGCTTAAGCTTTTAGAATTGCAAGAAGTTTAGGCATCCGCCTTTTTATGGATGTCTAAATCAATAAGGAGTTGATGTGGCGTGGCAAGAAAACTTAAAGATATTGAAATTGATGAAGTTAGCTTAGTTGACGCGCCGGCCAATCGAAGAAAATTTTTAATTGTAAAGAAGGATTTGGGGCGAGGAGCTGGAGTTGGAGGTCCACGACAGGGGATTGGAGGAGCAAGATACTGTGTATGCCCAGAATGTGGATATGCAGTTGAGCATGAAAGAATAGGCGAAGGGAAATCAGTCCCTTGCGCTGAGATCAAATGCCCCAAGTGTGGAGCGAAAATGATAGGCTCTGAGACTAAAAAATTGGAGGTGAAAAAGCAGATGGAAGAGCTCAAAAAACTTCTTGAGGAATATTTGGGTGAAGAGATCAATGAGAAAGACTTCAAGAAAGCCGAGAAGCTCTCAGATAAGGCATTAAATGCTATCAAGGGAGCACTTAAGCTTATCTCTAAGTATAAGGAAGATTTTCCTGATGATCTCAAGAAAGCAATAGGAGTTCTGGCTAAGTATGCTGGATACGGATATGGATATGGTTACCCTGCTAAGAAAGAAGGAATTGAGAAAGTTGGAGCAAAGCTCTCAAAATCCACTATTGAGAAGATCATCTCTGTAATCAAAGCTCTTAATGATCTCCTACCTGAAGAGAATCAGGTGAAGGTCAGAAAAGAGGCTATGACTAAAGATGAGAACTATAAGGAGGAAATTGAGAAAATCAAAAAGAATTTAGAACAGCTTGAGGTTCTTGGAGAGCTGGAGGAACGAATAAAAAGGTTAGAAAAGGCGAGGGGGATAAAGAAGAGCATAGATGGAGATGGAAAGGAAAGAACCGAGAAAAAAGAGTTCAAGTGGACTTTAGGTAAACTTTTAGATGGAGACGAAGAGTAGTTTTAATTGGAGGTGAAATAAATTGTTAACTAACAAAGAGCTTTTGAGCAAGAAACGAATACAAAAGATGGTCTCTCTTCCCACAATAACTCTGGAAGCTGAGGAAGCAGACAGATTTATTGATTACATGGTTGATGAGTCAGTTCTGAAAAATAATGCTCGAATTGTGAGGATGGCTAAAGAATCCAAGAACATTAGAGCTTTAGGGTTGGGAACGGGAAGATTCCTGAAACCAGCTGCAACTTTTTCATCTTCTGACTATAAAAAAGAGTTATCGCATAATCTTATAACTCTGACGGCCAAAAAGGTAAGAGGTTGCATAGTAATCTATGACGATGATCTGGAGGACAATATCGAAGGACAGGCTTTCACTGACCATCTGATGAGAATGATTGCTGCCAAGATAGCCAATGAACTGGATGAAGCTTACTGGATTGGTGATACAGCAGGAGGCTTTAGTGCAGATGACATCAGAGGTCTTTGGGATGGCTGGAGATATAGAATTATGAATGGTGTTAATTCTGGGGATAAATATTACAATGATGTATCTGGAGGTGCTCATATCTTAGATGCAAATTCCGATTTTGAATTTAACACCGAAAAGACAATTGCGGAGCAGGGCGGTGCAAATTATGACTGGGAATTTAAGTTTGGTAAGATGCTCAGAACGCTTCCTTCCAAGTATAAGAAGGGTGGATTAACTAATTTGAGATTTTTCTGTTCTGACCAAGTAGTTCAGGATTACATTGAAGCTCTGGCATCGAGGTCTACTGTTCTGGGCGACAATGCGATTCTGGGCAAAGGGCCAGCCCAGTATGGAACTGTTCCTCTTGTTAGTTGTCCTCTTATGCCTACGACTCTTGCTGAGGACTATGCAGACTATCGTGATGGAATGGAAGGAGATAGAACCGATGTCCTCCTAACTCATAAGGATAATCTTATAATAGGAATTCACAGGGATATTAAGATGGAATCTCAGCGAGAAGCTGCGGACGAGGCTACATATTTCTTCTACAGTCTTCGTGTAGATTTGGCGATTGAGAATATCAATGCTGTGGTATTGACCAAGAACTTGAAGGTAGGATTAGGTTTTAAGGCGGCAGCCTGATGAGATACAAAATAATCAATCACGGGAATACAAGGAAACTCCCTTATAAGGGAAGATATTATTTCCTTAAAAAGGGAGGGGGTTTTGAGACTAATGATAGGGGACTGGCAGAGGCTATGTCTGCCTTCCCCTATATTGAGGTTAAGGAGATTGAGAATTTCGAGGGAAAGACTATTCAGCAGTTAAGGAAGATTGCCAGTGAGAAGGGTATAAACTGGATGGGCTTGAAGAAGAAGGAACTTATAAAAGAATTGCGAGGTGAAAATAAATGAGTGTTAGAGATTTAAGTGCTCTCGATAGGGATATTTGCCAACCATTGGGGCGGATACTCCAAGAAGCATTTCAAGATGGGATTAGAAGAGAAGTTGCTTCAATCGGAGACTGGGAGACTATACAAGGTATGAGAAGTGAGGCGAGATTATTAACTGATAGCGAAGTAGGTGGAGCTGACTCAAATCCTCATGCGAGTTTATTTGGACTTGAATCCTCAGTAGAGAATCTTGGGACTATCAATAGTGGTTTTGCAATGATTTCTGGATTACATACATATATAAAAGATGGTGGAACATATACTGCGGTCTCACATATATCAGGACTTTGGGTTGATTCGCATTTGGGAGCTGATTCTCAGGTTGGAACGGGGGATAGCGAGTTAGTATACTTATCCCATAATGGATCAGCTACTCTGAAAAATGTATTCTATGTCTACGGAAATAACAAGATAACTAATTTCATAACTTTTAAGGCTTGTGATGCTAACCACATGGTCTCGGCGGGAAATGCTACAGGTAATGACCCGACCTTTGTTGTAAAAGTTGTGGTAGTAGATGCTGAAGGGGAATCTCACGATGGTTATCTCCAGATATATGCAAGAAGTTAGAGTTAAAGATTTAAAAGCTTTGGGGTTGGCCAACAGGCCAGCCCCATAAGAAGGAGGAATTAGTTGAAGCTAAGTGTATTTGAGAGAATCAATCTTCTTAGTATTCTTCCTAAAGAAGGTGATTTTACGACTCTTAAAATTATCCGACAGCTAAGGGAGGATTTGAGTTTCACTGAGGAAGAACATAAAGCTTTACAATTTGAAGTGTTTGAAGATGGAAGAATAACTTGGAATGCAAAAGCGGCAAAGGATAAAGATATAAAAATAGGCAAAAAAGCTGAATCTATTATCAGAGAAAAGCTGGAAGAATTAAACAAGCAGAAAAAGTTAAGAGACGAGCATTTTACACTTTATGAAAAATTTGTTGGAGACGAGGCGATATAAATTGACAGTATTCCAAAGAAAAGAGGTAGAGTGGGGAATTAATACTGGACTATATTATGGTCTGTCATCTGATAGTAGACCTACAGAAAATATTGTTAAAGGTTCAATCTTCACAGAAATAGATACAGGCAAAAGATTTATATACAGTGGAACCACTTGGATAGAATTGCTTGGACAGGGGAAAACATATCGTGAGGCAATGGCTGAGACAAAAAGAGCGTGGATAGAGTCAATCTTTGTGCAAACTGGAGAAGGAAATGATTGGGATGCTGAGATTGGAACTACTTTCACTACTCTGAATAAAATATATGATCCAGTAACAATTGCAGGAACGCATACGCTGGCTGTAGTAGCAAATAAAGGATTTACTGGCAAGACAAATACAATATATGAAGTAGAGATTACCACCGCAGGAAGCAAGACGACAGCTAAATATAAATGGAGGAAGCAAACTTATCTTGGACAAGTTTGGGGAGATTATGTAGAGAATCAAACAGCAGGGCCTACGAAAACTTTAGCTGATGGTGTTCAGATAAACTTTAATGATGATAATGGCTATGAAGTGGGTGATAAATGGATATTGCAAGCCTGTGGTTCTTGGCATACCCCAGAAAATGGAAGCAAGAGCTTCCTAACAAGTATACATATTCATTTATATGATAGCGATAAGAAAGCACAGGCAGGTAAGATAAGAGTATATAATGACATTTATAGGATTTGGGATTTATATGATACTGAAGTTAACTTTATTGACTGGAGAACTCCGATTTATCTTCTTGGAAATGGAACAAGACAGTTTAAGGTTGAATTTGCAGAGGCGACATCAGCAGATATTGAATATGCTTACCTGACCTTAAAAGGCTGGGATGAAGTTGCATAAAGGAGTAAATAATGACTTGGTATAACTCTTCTTGGAGATATAGGCAAAAGATTACGATTGACCATACTAAAGTTGATGCAAATTTATCTGATTTCCCTGTATTAATTACTGAAGCGAATATTGATTCTAAAATCTTTGACCACGCAAAAGATGCGGGGGCTGATATTCGCATAACTCAATCAGATGGTGTAACCGAGCTTCCAAGAGAGATTGAGCTCTTTGATAAAGTCAATCATAAGATGGCAATTTGGGTAAAGAGTGATTTATCCTCAATTAGCGATACTATTCTTTACATTTATTATGGCAATGCGGAGGCAAGTGAGCCAGCAAGAGACTCTACTTACGGATTAGAGAATGTTTGGGATGATAATTTTGTTTTAGTTCAGCACTTGCACGAGAAGAGCGGAACTCATTATGATTCTACGCAATATCATAACAATGGAATTCCTAACGGCGGAGTAACTCAAGATGCACAGGGACAGATAAATGGGGCTGATGAGTTTGATGGAGCGGATGATTATGTGGAAGTGTCTAATTCACCGAGTTTGAATATTACTGATGCGATTACGATTGAGGCGTGGGTGAAACCAGATGATGTAACAGGATTTATAGGACTAATAAATCGAAACCAATATGGAAACGATTGGCTTATAGACATAGTCAATAGTAGAATGCGATTCGTGATTGATCAGAATTGGAGTACAGATGATGATAGGTATTCAACGGCGGGATCAATCACGGTCGGTCAATGGCAGTATTGGGTAATTACATGGCAAGGTTTAATAAAACAATTAATATTTTATAAAAATGGTAATCAAGATATGACATATACTACTGCATCGAATGCGATACCATTACATGAGGACAGTTTAGTTATCGGTAAGAGAAAAGAATTGAAATTCTTCAACGGTCTCATCGATGAAGTGCGCATCTCCAACATAGTTCGCTCCCCTGAATATATCTCCACCTTATATAATAACCTAAAGAATCCTGATACTTTTTATTCTGTGGGGAGTGAGGAGGCGTCTGGTCAACCTATACACTTAAGAAGAAGGGGGAGAATTTTAAGTTTTGGAGGTATTAGATAATGGCGTTTAATGGCGGTCAACCCGTTAAAAAGAATGCGGAGTTTTTATTAGTATTCCCCATTTATGATAGTGATGGGGATTTAGTTTCGGGTGCAACAGATTTGGATTCTGAAATCAGTAAAGACGGTGAAGATTTTATCGATTGCACTAATGAAGCGGTAGAGATAGGCACAAGCGGAGTTTATAAATTAACCTTAACTGCCGATGAAATGAATGCTGATGTAGTAGCTGTAATAACAAAAACTTCAACTCCTGATGCAAAGACAACTCTAACAGTTATTTATACGTCACCATATCAGATTGAGGATAAAGATAGTTATAAAGCAGATGTAAGTAATCTTGATGTTAAGGTTTCCTCACGGGCAACTTTGGGAGCAGGAGCAATAGCCTGGACTTACACCTTGACCGATGCTGATACAGGGGAACCAATCGCTGATGCAGATGTATGGATAACATCAGATTTGGCTGGATCAAATGTAATAGCGTCAGGTAGGACGAATCAAAGCGGGAAGGTTACATTCTTTCTGGATGCAGGGACAGTTTATGTCTGGCGACAAAAGTCTGGCTGGAATTTTGTCAATCCTGATGAGGAGGTGGTTTCATAATGGGTGGCGAGGGAACAGGAACTAAAGCTATAAGTCCCGAAGTTTCAGGAAATTACATAACGAATCTGGACATAGATAATTTTCCCGATGATATGAGCAATGCGGAAAAGAAAGCATTGATTGATAGAGTTGAGAATCTGGTTGAAAGGATAACTCACGATTACTTCTATCCAAAAGACTTCTCTATCACTTTAGATGGTAATGGTAAATCTCGTCTGTCACTTGGCTTAACTCCTGATATTTTGTCCATCAGTTCTGTCAAAATTAATGATGTTATTCTTGCTCCTTGTTTCTACGCATACGATAAAAATTCAATTTTTAGGACGGCGACTACAACGGGACAGTGTAAAGAAATTGAGAATATAACCTTATCAGGGACAGAACCCATATTACTCACAATAACAGCACACGGATTCATATCGGGAGAAGAAATCAGATTGATTAGTGTGAAGGGCATTACTCCCAGTCTGGATGGCACATATATTGTTACCGTGATAGATAATGATAACCTAACCTTGAATGGAACAGATAGCTCTAATTATACTGGCACATTTGAATCAGGCATAGCTTGCTTTGCTTCCTTAGCGGAATTTCATTATCAAGGTCTAACTACAAAAGGACTATTCCCGGTTGGAATACAAAATATAGCAATTGAAGGAAAATATGGTTGGACTACCTGTCCCGAAGCGATTAAGCAAGCTTGTATCATACTTTGCAGGGCAAGCAACGATAAAAGTTTATATACCCGGTATGCAGATGTAGATAGCGAAAAGTTAGGAGATTATAGCTATTCAAGAGGCGATAGAAAATTCTTAACAGGAATTCTGGAAGCGGATTCTCTAATCAGACCATATATAAGAAAGAAGCCAATTTTAGGTGCAGTCTAATGCAACACTTATTCAACAATAAGATAACTTTTCAACGGGCAACGGAAGAAGATGACGGAATGGGTGGGCAAGTTACTGTCTGGAATGATATACCAGAGCTTACCGATGTTCCTTGCCGAATCCAGCCTAAAGCTGGAAGGGAACGATTTGTGGCAGGAAAGGAAACAGTTTTCTCAACTCACAGACTGTTTATGCAAGCCCCTACTGTGGAAATTACTGAGAAGGACAGGGTCAAATTTAAGGATAGAATCTTTGATATAGTTGCTATTGTGAACTGGGATGAGGCAGATAGATATATCAAACTTGATCTCAAAGAAATAGAGTAAATGCTAATTGGAAAAGGAGTAAAGAAGTGTGGGTAAAACTGAAGAAGGACTACAAAGGATACTGGAGAGGGAGTGTAATTGAAGTGAATGATAAGGAAGGAGAACTACTAATTCGAAAGGGAATCGCAATCCATTCCAAGCCCGATAGCTATATGACAAAAAGGGACTTGGAATTTGCACTTCGAGGTAGGTAAAAAATGCAGCTGGCAGGATTTATAGTAATGGCATTAGGAGCTGGAGGCATAATATTCTCAACTATAATGGAAATTAGGTTCCGTGAGCCAATTTATGCTCTGCTCATGAAGATTATGCCACTAATATTTTCTATAGGGGCGATAATCTGGACATTAAATTGAGATGGAGGTTAATTGAAAAAATAAGCCAGAATTCGAAAAACTCCAAGAATTAAGAGGGACTAAGATGTCTGTTAGGTGGTATGGAGATAAATTTAGAAAAGAAATTGAGACTAAATGTCTTCAGAATATGGAAACAGCTTGCCTATTCTTGGAAGGTCAGATTAAAAAAGACATCAGCCAGGGACAGCCTCCTTCAAAGCCAGGTGAGCCTCCTCATGTTCTTTGGGGAACACTTCGTAGGAGTATTACACACGAGGTCGAGAAAAGTCGTGAAGGTGTGATTGGAAGGGTAGGGAGTAATGAAGAATATGCGCTATTTTTAGAGGTGGGCACTTCCAAAATGGCTGCAAGACCATTTCTTAGACCCGGTTTGGCAAAGAATAGAAGACAAATAGCTCAGATTTTAATGGGAGAAAAATGAGCATCGATATAAATACCCTAAAAACAGCAATTTACTCTAAGCTTAATGATTCAAGTATAACCGATTTAGTCACGGGTGTTTTTCATATTAGAGCGCCCCAAAATCAAGATTTTCCCTTCCTCCTATACTGGATTGTAACTGGAAGCAACTTGGACACATTTACTGATTTCGGCGATTCAGTATTGGTTCAGATAGATATTTACTGTCAAAATACGGATAAAAACGGCAATCCAGTATCAGGAGCTCAGCACTGTGGACTTATCACAAAAGCAGTTACTCAAGTAATGGACGAGGCTGTGCTGGGGGAAGGGATATACTTTTGTCAAAGATTGGGACCTCCGAGAGATTTATTTGAAGATGATGCTAATGTCTATCATTCTGTGTTGGAATATCGGATATTAATAAGCACACCAAAATAGTGTAAATTAAGTCAAAGTCAAAATAAACGGAGGTGTTTGAAGTGGCTAAAATTGCCGGGTACGGAGGATTAGCAAAGCAAGGAACTGAAGGTAGCGAAGAGGTTGTGAGCGGAATAAGGTCGTGGACTCTTGATTACACGGCTGAGGCTCTGGAGACTACCGATTTCGAAGATAATGGGAAGAGAGCTTACATTGCAGGATTAACTGGTTGGAGCGGAAGCTTTGAGGGTGACTTTGAGGACACCCCTCTTAGCTTGGGGGCAACACATCTTGTTCTTCAAGTCACAAGTGGTGTAGTATATGAAGGCGATGCCATCATCACTGGTCAGCATCCTTCGGTTGCGGTAGATGGTAAGGCGGTAATCAGCTATGACTTTCAGGGTACTGGAGAGCTGACTACGCCTACAGTAACTTAAGTAGGAGGTGATAACAATTGGCTAAGTTGGCGGGATACCTGGGAGCTATTTATGCCTCTGAAGGTGCAGGAACGAATGTGCCCGATGAGACAGTAACTCTTGACGTAAGTGGAGTAGGAAATACGGTCAACGAAAACGTCTGGGTGAATCATATCTATAAAGACGATGGCGGAGCGAAAGGTGAAGAGATAGATCGAAGCGAATGGAGCTTCACAGTTAAAGGTGAGATAAGTTGTTCTTCTGAGGCGGGAAACGATATTCATGTTGATTATGATTACTATACAGTTTCTCAGATTGGAGGATTTTTCTCTTGGACTCTCGATGAGACACTTGAAGCCTTAGAGGCTACTGACTTTGGCAGTGGTGGGAAAAGAGAATACATTGCAGGACAGAGAGGTTGGACGGCCTCAGCAGAAAGGCACTGGCTTACTGAAGAATACCTTAGCGACTGGGTTGGGTCTAAAAAAATAGTCAAATTCTATCTTGATGCACAATCAGCGGTTCGCTATGAAGGCTGGGCGATAGTGACGGGAATTCATCCAACTACTCCAGTAGATGCTTTAGTGAATGAAAGTCTGGACTTTCAAGGGATTGGAACTTTATCGTTTGAATCAAGTTAAAAATAAAAAAAGGAGGTAGTTATGTCAAACGCTGATCGTGTAATGGACATCCCAATCGAGCTGGAGTTTAATGGTAAAAAGTATAAACTTCATCAAATTACTGCAGAAGATTATGCTGAAGTAGAACGAACGATGAGAACTTTATACATAGGAGAAGTGGCAAAATCTCTGCGGATGGCGGGCATATCAGAAGATAAAATTATAGAAGCTGTCCAAAAGCTTCAGTTTGAAAGATGGGGAGTAAAGGGGAACAGCCAAAAGGAAAGAGAAAAATACTATAATGAAAAAATCCGACCTCTTTTAGAATCAACTGAAGCAATTTCCCACATTTTATATCTATCACTTAAAAAAGCAAACCCAGAAGTAACCTTAGATGACGCCAAAAAAATCATTGCCAGTAATCCTGATAGAATGGAAGACATAATCACTTATGTTATGGGTGGAGAAGTTAGAAAGTCAAAAAACCCTCCTCAGGGGAAGAGGTAGGCTTTCTCTTCCCCTTATTTACAACTGATTGGGACTTTGTTTTTGCCGTGTTGAAAAAATTTTATGGGTGCACTGAAGAAGAATTCAGGAAAATGACGCTGTATATGATTTTTCGTCTTTTAGAGAATGGAGAAAAAATAATGAAGGGAAAGAAAGAGTCTATATTAAGTGCAGAGGAAAAAAGAAGAATCTTAGAGATGGCTAAGCAAAGGGGAATAAAATTACCCAAAAGGGGATTGTAGAATGTTATGGAATTTATGTAAGGCATTTGGAAGACTGGTATGGTGTGCGGGGCGAGTTCTCTTAGACTATAAATGTTGGAAATATTTAGGAGAGATGAGTCATGGCAGAAAAGGGTAAAATTGGCGAGGCATACTTGGAGCTTCGTGCTAAAATGGATAAATTTGAGGCGGAGCTTAAACGAGCTAAGATAGCTACCGGAAATGCTTCTAAGAGCATGCAGGGAGCTTTAGACCAGGTAGAAAAGAAAAACAAAGGCCTCGTTAAAAGTCTTTTTTCCTTAAGAGGAGCTCTTATTGCAGTTGGGGGAACTGCTACAATTATGATGGCTAAGAGATGGGTTGAGGCATCTAACCGCCAAGAACAGGCAATTCAAAGAATAAGAGCTTTACTAAAAGCGCAAGGAAAGGATTATCAGACTCTTACTCCTTTAATAGAGAAAGTTACAGCTGCTTACCAAAGGAAGACTACTTATGGAGACGAAGTCCAGATGGAGGCCATGTCAAAGCTGCTTGGAATTACAAAAAACACCCAGCAAGCTATGAAGGCTTGGCCTCTTGTTATGGATTTGGCGGCAGGTGCAGGGATGGATTTAGGAGCTGCTGCTATGTATGTAGGTCGTGCTATGGAGGGGCAACCCGAAATGCTGGCTCGTTATGTCCCTGCTATTAGGAATCTTGCCAAAGAGGAAAGGACTTGGGCAAATGTTCAAAAGATTTTGAAAGAAAGATTTGCTGGTGTTGCTGAGGAGATGGCAAAGACTCCTGCTGGAAAGGTTCAACAGCTTGCCAATGCTTGGGGAGATTTTCAAGAAAAGTTGGGAGACATTGTTAAAATAGCTATTATTCCCTTCCTGAATAAATTCCTTAAGGGAATAAACTATCTTATGGATAACTGGAGGATTCTCGGTGAAACTATTTGGAAACTTACAAAGGAGACTTTTATTCAATTGGGTAAGATGGTCTGGGGATTCTTCACTAATCGCTCAGTCTTTGAGGCTGGGATAAATCTTCTTAAACAATTTGAGATTAGTTATATAAAAATCTGGGGGCATACATTAGAATTAGCAGGGAAAATCATTGCTCGTTCTGCTTCTATTATTTGGGCTCCTTTGGTCAAATCTCTTCAATGGCTGTCTGAGGAAGTGAGATATTACTTCCAACTTGGAATAGAAAGGGGAAGAGATGCTTTCCTCAGGGGTCTAAATCAAATCACCCCTTATTTTGTAAAAACTGCCAACCTGTTTATAGATGCTGTTAACCTGATGATTGGTGGTGCGGAAAACTTCACCAACCTTTTTTTAACTGGTATTCGTAAATTAAAAACAGGTTGGGATGTTATGATGAAAGGAATAGCTTGGTTTGCAGAACACATTTTGAGAAAAAAACTTCCTGATTGGATGACGAGCTTTGAAGCAGACTGGGAAGTTAAGTTTGGAAAGATTAAAAAAATTAGTGAAGATGCCCTTACCTTTAAAATTCCTCCTTCTACTCTAAAAGAGCCTGCCAAATTTACTGCCAGAATGAGCGAAGCTTGGGACATCATAAAAAAGCAATATGCTGAGATTCCTAAAGATTTACAGAAATATGTGGAAGATTTGAGAGCAGAGTGGGATAAAATTACTGTAGCAGCAGGTAAGTTTGGAGTTGCAGTTGATTGGGAAAGCTATACAAAAAGAATTTCAGAATTAGTAGAAAAGTTAAAAGAGGGAGCTATAACTACCGAAGAGTTTGAGAAAAATTTAGCAAATCTTAATAAGGAGTTAGAGAAAACAGAAGAGACTATAAAAAAACTTGCAAGTGAGGAAGAAAAAAACAAGGAAATAGCCGATAGAAATACCCAGATGTGGAAAGACTACTATGAGGGAAAGGAAGCTCTCGCTAAAGGAGCAAGAATTCTGGCCGAACGAGGACTTAAGAATGAAGAGAAAAAAAATAAGGAAGTGGCTGACAGAGATACCCAGATGTGGAAAGACTACTATGAGGGAAAGGAAGCTCTCGCTAAAGGAGCAAGAATTCTGGCCGAGAACAACCTTAAAAGCGAAGAGAAAAAGAATAAGGAAGTAATTGACAAACACACTCAGATGTGGGCTGATTATTATGAGGGAAAGAAGGCTTTAATTGAAGGATATAGAAAAGCAGCAGCGGAAAATCTTGGGAAAGAAGAAGGTGAAAACAAAGAGATAGCTAATAGAAATATTCAGATGTGGAAGGACTATTATGAAGGGGAGAAAGCTCTTATTGAGGGAACAAGAATTTTAGCTGAACAGGGACTTAAGAATGAGGAGAAAAAGAATAAGGAAGTAGCTGATAAAAATGCTCAGATGTGGATTGATTATTATGCGGGAAAGAGAGCCTTGGCTGAGGGAGCAAGAATTCTGGCTGAGAACAGACTTGAGAGCGAAGAAAAAAAGAATAGGGAAGAGGCTAATAGAATAGAAAAAATGTGGGTTGACTATTATGAAGGAAAGAAAGCTTTAGTTGAAGGTTATAGAAAGGCAGCAGCGAAGAGTCTTGGAGAGGAAGAAGGTAAGAATAGAGAGATAGCTGATAAAAATACTCAGATGTGGAGGGACTATTATGAAGGAGAGAAGGCTCTCGCTGAAGGAGCAAGAATTTTAGCTGAGCGAAGGCTTAAAGATGAAGAGGATAAAAATAGAGAAGTAGTTAACAAGAATATTCAGATGTGGATTGATTATTATAAGGGAAAAAAGACCTTGGAAGAGGAATATGCTAAAGTAATGACAGACAGATTTAAAAGGGAAGAAGAAGAAAATAGGAAAATAGCTGACAGAAATACTGAGATGTGGAGAAACTACTATGAGGGAAAGAAAGCCTTGGCTGAGGGATATAGAAAGGCAGTAGCAGAGAATCTTGGAAAAGAAGAAGATAAGAATAGAGAAATGACAGGTAGATTTGCTCAGATGTGGGCTGACTACTATGCAGGAAAAAAAGCTTTGGAAGAGGGATATGCTAAAGTGGTAGCAGATAGATTTGAGAAAGAAAGAGAAAAAAACAAAGAAGTAGCTGATAGAAATACTCAAATGTGGGTTGACTACTATGAAGGGCAGAAAGCGTTAGATGAAAAGTATAGAAAGGCAATAATGGAAAACCTTGAGAAGGAAGAAAATAAGAACAAAGAAGAAGCAGATAGAACCCGTCAAATGTGGAAAGATTACTATGAAGGGAAAAAAATATTAGCTGAAGAGTATAGGAAGGTAGCATCGAGAAATTTTAAAAAAGAGGGAGAAGAAAACAAAGAGACAGCTGATAGAACTCATCAGATGTGGATTGATTATTATGCGGGAAAGAGAGCCTTGGCTGAGGGATATGCGAAGGCAGCAGCAGATAGACTTGAAAATGAAGAGAAGAAGAATAGGGAAACAACTGATAGGATGGCTCAGATGTGGGAAGATTATTATGAAGGACAAAGAGCTCTTGCTGAGGGGGCGAAAATTTTGGCTGAAAAGTCAAAAAGTAGCTGGCAGAAATTCTGCGATGATTTTGCCAACACTTGGAATGTTGCTAAAGAAAATGTCATAGCGGGGTTTACTTCTCTTCAGGATGGAATTCAAGGATTTATGCAATCTATTATTTCTGCCTGGTCATCTACAATAAGCAAATGGTTAAAGGGAGCTTTAACCTTTAGGGACTTTATGGACAGGATGTTCCAGAATATCCTTAACGCCTTTCTTGATATGGTGGCACAGATGATAGCTCAAAAGATGTTCCTTGCATTGTTTGGCCCTATGCCTCTTGCTAAAGGAGGCATGGTTTTAGGTCATCTTGAACCTATTGCTCCCATTCCTTCAGCTCAAGCTGGAAGGCTTTTTACTAAGCCAACCCTCGCAATGGTAGCTGAAGGTGGGCCCGAACGAGTCTTAAATCCACAGGAGACAAGAGAATATGAACAAAGGCGTTTGGGAAACACTTACATAACTATAAATGCTATTGATGCCAAGAGTTTTGAGAGAAGACTGAGAGAGTCACCTGATACAATAGTCTCCATTGTGAATGAGAACATACAAAGAAGAGGAGTACTAAGGAGGTAGCGAATGGCTACATTTACTTGGACACCACAATTTGTTTACAGTTATAGTCCTGGATATCGAACTCTAATCTCTACATTTGAGAGCGGAAAAGAACAGCGTCGGCAAAAGTGGACAGCTCCCAGAAGAAGGTTTCATCTTGTTTGGAACGCCATCAGCAAAAGTGATGCAGACGCTATCCGAGCTTTTTTCGAGGCGAGAAAAGGGGCGTATGAGAGCTTTACCTACCATAATATTCCAGATAACACTGATTACACAGTTCGTTTTGTTGAAGATTCCTTGGTGCAGGAATTTATTGCTCCTGCTATCTGCCGATTAGAATGTGATTTCATAGAGGTGGTATAATGCCAAGAAAAATAGATAATGCTGTTTTAACTGAGAGTGGTAAAGAAGCGAATCAGCCGATATACCTTGTAGAGCTTGAACTTGATTCAGGCACGCTATATTTTACTGATAACAATGAGAATATAGTATTTCCTTCTTCAGGTGGTCATACATACTTGGCTTGGGGCATAGAGTTTGATCCAGTTAAAAGTTCAGTAACCGGTGAAATAGATAGAGTTGTAGTTCGCTTTGATAACACAAACTTGAATATGTCTGCGTATTTAGCTAATGATAATTTTCAAGGCAAAGTCCTTACTATAAAAAGAGTATTTGCTAATTTATTATCTTCTCTTGATTACGCTGTGACAGTTTTTTCGGGGATAATGACATCTCCAAAAGTGGACGAAGAAGCTCTTGAGGTTGAAGTGGTCTCACCCTTGTATAATTTAGAAAAGCAAGTTCCCCGAAGAATATACCAGAACTTTTGTCAGTGGACATTTGATAGCCCTGAGTGTAGAGGTGGAGGAACATCTTTAGCTAATGAGAAGACAGGGACTGCTGATGCGGGTTCTACTGCAACAATTTTAAAGGATTCTGACAGAACTGAGGCTGACAATTACTGGAAGGATGGACAACTGGAGATGACCAGCGGAGAAAATAGCGGAGAAGTAAGGCAAATTCTTAGCTCTACTTCAGGAGAAATTACTCTGTTATTCGCTTTTCCTCATGCTATTGCTGGGGGCGATACTTATAAAATCAGAAGAGGATGTGATAAGACTATTAAGAGCTGTAGGGATAAATTCCATAATGAGATAAATTTTGGTGGATTTGTCACTGTCCCAGGGAGGGAGTAAAAAAATGGCTTGGTGGGCATGGGCATTACTTGGTTTATACTTTCTTTTTAGGGGTAAGCCTCCAAAGAAAAAAAGAGAGTCACCAACCTATACATTTCCAGAGTGGAAGCCTACCTCTTCAAGGGAGAATCCTTTACCTATTATCTATGGAAATAATAAAGTAACTGGAAACTGGATATGGAGAACTCCAACTGAATCATCCGTTATCTATGGTGCGTTGGGCATAGGTGAGGGAGAAATAGAAAGTATCAGTGATGTTAGAATAGATGGTAAAGATATAACTTCTCTTGCGAGTTGTGAAACTAAACCCTATTTAGGAACTCCAACTCAAGAAAAAGATCCAGGAACTACTTATGAAACTGTTTTCAAATCAAAACCTACTGATGATGCTGATGTAAATACCTATTCTCCTAATGAAACTGAAGCCTTTCCAGAAAATATAACAGTTATGCATGAAAGTGATGGTGAGTTTCAAGTATATCTAAAATTTGATATTTCAAGTCTTCCAGCATCAGCGGTGATTACTTCAGCAAAGTTAAAACTTTATGGTTATTCGGGCTCACAAAACTATCCCGATGGACATGCATATCTAAAAAAAGTCAACGATGATAGTTGGAACGAGGAGGAAATAACTTGGAACAACAAGCCTTCGATGGGAGAGACCATCTCCTATTTTTATTTCCCCGGAGGCACAGAGAAATGGTATGAATTCGATGTCAAAGATTATCTCGTAAGTAAATTAGGAAGCACATACATTAGTTTTGGTATATGTAAAGATTATAAACACAATGGTTTTTGCCCTTACATAAGTTTTCACTCTAAAGAGCATGGAACCTCTCATCCGGTATTAGAGATTAAATACACTTATTCAGAAGGCGGAGGAGAGTTTGCCTTCCGCAATACTGCCTATCTTGCCCTCAAATTAACTGCATCCGACCAGCTCGAAAATGTCTCAGAGAATGACATTTCTTGCATTGTTCAAGGGCTTAAGATTAAAAACTGGAGCGGAACAGAATGGCAAGTTTCCTTTTCGAATAATCCTGCTTGGGAAATTCTTGATTTGATGATTAACGATAGATATGGAGCGGGGATACCAGAGAGCTTGATAGACCTTGAGTCCTTCAAAGCTGTTGCTGCCTATTGTGATGAGAAAATAACTAATGCCGATGGGAAGAAGGAAAAAAGATTTATAAGCGACATTGTCATAGATGAGAAGACAAGTGCTCAAGATGCCATCAACGATATTCTGGCAAGTTTTGGTGGGTATTATTACTTTGTTGATGGGAAAATTCATCTTGGAGTTGAGACAGCGGGAAGCCCTATTTACTCATTCACAGAGGATAACATTATTGAAGGGAGCTTTTCATACTCACAGGTGGAAGAGGCAAAAATTCCTAACGAGGTAAGAGTGCTATTCACCGATGCCACGAAAGATTTTAACAAATCTTATGCCATAGCCAAAGATGAGATAGACCAGGAAAAAAGAGGTAAAGTAGTTGAGGAAATTCCTCTGTATGCCATTAACCGATACAGCCAAGCTTCAAGGATGGCTAATTTCTATCTGTGGAAAGGTAAGCTAATTCGCTATACTTGCTCTTTTAAGGTAGGGATTGAGGCATCCCATCTCTGTGTGGGAGATATAGTAGAAGTAACCCATCCCCTTCCCGGCTGGTCTCAAAAACCTTTTAGGATAATAGAGATAAGAGAATCCTCGGTTGACGAGCTGGAGTTGGTTTGCGAGGAATATAACGCTTCACTTTACAAAGATGAAGGACTTCCCTATCTGCCATCAGAAGAGTCAACTTTGCCAAATGTGAATGAAGTTCCACCGGTAGTGACTGATTTAACGCTATCTGAGGTCTCTAAAGTTCTTGACGATGGAACTTATGTCCCTCAAATTAAGGTTACGTTCACGAAGCCTGATTATATATTTGGCTTGCGATTTCTAATATGGGTGAAGAAGACAGCCGAAGGCTCGTATTATTTGGCGAATACTACTTCTAACAATGAATGTCTTATTGATGTAGAGGGCGGAGGAGTCCTCTACTATGTGAGAGTTCAAACAGAAAATATCCAGACAGGTATTCGTTCTGTTTTCTCATCCTCCCCCACTGACTCAATTACGATAGCAGGGAAAGAATCTCCACCCTCAAATGTAACCTTTATCGATGGCAAGTGTCATTTTTATAGAGATGTCTATTTAGAATGGAACAGAATTACCGATAAAGATTTAGCCTTTTATGAGGTGCGGACGGACACTAACTGGGGCAATCCCACGAATCTTGTCTTCCAAGGTAAAGACACAAATTTCACTTTGTTAAATCCAGCTTCTACTTCTTACACTTTCTACATAAAGGCAAGAGACAATTCGGGTAACTATTCTGCCACTGCTGATAGCATAACAGTGACGAACACTGCTCCTACAATGCCAACTCCTTCTGTGGATTTTACAGGAAGGGATTGTGTGGTGACTTGGACTGCGGTAACTGACCCCGACTTTGAGAAATACGAGATAAAAGTTTACTCTGATGCAGGCAGGACGATTCTCAAAAGAACAGAGGAGACTCAATCGCCTCATTACATTTACACATTTGAGAAAAACAAAATTGATAATGGCACTCCAATTAGAGATGTCTATTTTACGATAACTGCCTATGATAGCTTAGGCCAAAGCGATAGCAAAAACTGCTCAGGTTCGAATGCTGTTCCTTCTACACCTTCAATGCCATCGCTTACTCCATTCTTCTCCAAGCTTTGGATAAAATGGACGTTAATAAACGAACCTGACATCATAGGCTACAATGTTTATGTTGATGAGTCTTCGCCTGCCTCAACTAAAGTAGCCTTTGTAGCAAATGATAACTTTGTCTATGAGGCAGAGCCAGGCAAGACTTATTACGTTAGAATCTCGGCAGTTGACGCTTTCGGAGAAGGAGCTAAGTCGAGTGAGGCGAGCGAGACTACACTTTCTCTACAACTCAAAGACTATAATCTCGACCTTCCCCTCACTTCTGGAATTACCTGGTCAACTGACTCCAAAGTGATATGGACGTCAGGGACTCTCACATACAAAGGAGCTGTTTATAACATTACTGGCGGTAACACTACTGACGAATATATCTGGTGGGATAAGAATAACAGCCCGACAACTTTCCATCACTCTAATACAAGACCCTCTATTGGGGCTGATATATGGCTGATGGCTTATTATGACAGTGAGACTGACACTGTATATCCTGCCTTTCAGAACAAAATTATGCACGCTGGTTTACTTCAGGCATCTACAATAACAGCAGATTTGATAGGCACGAATGAGATAATTACCTCTTCAGCAAATATAAAGGATGGAGTAATAGAGAATGCTAAGATAGCTGACGCCACAATCGATATCGCTAAGCTGAATGAAGTCACGGCTAATCATATCAATTTGTCTTACACTATAGCCTATAACTCACGAAAACTTCGCTATTGGGATGGTGAATCTTCAACTTGGGATTCTATTGATAAATCTTGGGAAGATTATGGTGCAGAGAGTAGCGGGCAGATAGATCTTGATAATATAGTAGATGGCACCTACGGCAAAGTCTTATCAACAGATATAACTGCTGGACATATTAAATTGTCTGCTTGCATTGGAAGCTTAGATGATATACCTAATGGTAGCACTTATGGTAAGGTTGCCCTGACTGATATTTCTGCTGGACACATTCTTTTGGGAAAAATAGTTGATTCTGACGGGTATTCAAAAGATAACTGGCAAAATGCCTATACTCTTGCTGACGCTATTAGAAAATATGGAAGTTGGACTGAGATCGATGGAAGTACGATTACCACCGGGAAAATACGGAGTGCAGATGGGAAGACATATTTCGATTTGGATAATTCAGAATTTTATTGTAATAGAGATGGTGGATTCAAAATTGATGCAAGTGAGGGTGTGCAATTAAGTCTTGGTGCTGGAATTAAAATGGCGTTTGGTGTTGGAAACTGGGCGAGTTTAAAATTTAAAGAAGAGAATTCAGATATTGGATATGAGATTTATGGTTATCAGGCTATACTTGACAGCACAGATTATATGAGTTTTGATTTAACTAAAGTAGGAAGTACTGGTGCCTTTCGGAAAATAAGTCTTATTGCAGATATGATTACAGTAGAACCTGCTCTTCGACTCGATACTCTTTATGATGTTGCTCCTACTATACCATCCTTTTGGCGAGATGGTGTTATTGCCTATGCAGATGGCATTCACTGGAATCCAGGTGATGGAAAGGGTTTCTATGGGTATTATGATGGCGCTTGGCATAAACTTGGCTAAAATTGAAAAATATAGCCCAAAATTATGGTTTTACTAACTCTGGAAATGAGTTTTAAGTCCTTTGAGGGGTAAAAATATCGATAAACATCTAAAAGGGTTAGAATAGTATTAACTATATGGAGAGTGTCTATACTTATTCCTGAGGCTTGATTCATTGCTTGAATATCACCATCATTTGCGAAACAGTAATAAAGTGAGGAATACAAGCTCCAGCAAAAAGCACCGTTCCAGAAATCACTCTTGGGTCTTTTAGTTAAATAATATTCTCGTAGCCACCAGTTAGCTTGCAGTCCAGCAGAAGCAGTTTTGAATAACCCTTTTGAGCTCCCTTTATAGAGCCATCGAATTTCACCAGATGAATCCCAATAGAACCTGATTTCACCTGTAGTAGAACCTACTAATCCGTGAGCGAGTTCGTGCAGTAAGAATCCTGTTCCCCATCCCGCTACAAATTCGAGAAGATTTGAATATAAGGGGATGGCAGAGGTAAAAATTAAAGATAGAGTTAAGAGTAGAATTAAGATTACTTTTCTCATTTGTTCATATTATTACTTAGTTAAAAATTTTGTCAAGGAGGCGAAATTGAAAGACATAATCCAGAAAGAAATTGAGAGGTTAAAGAGGTATCAGGAACAACTACAGCGGGAAATAATTGGTGTGGCATATCAAATTGCAGAACTGGAGAAGCTGTTAGATAAGGCTGAGAAAAAACAGGATAAAAAGGTAGCTAAGTCTTGAGCAACTAAGAGGCAAACTTAAATTGAGCTAAATTAAAGATAGGAGGTAATAAAAATGGCTTGGGACGCGAGTCGGCCAAAAGGAACAGATTTAATCAAGGATAGCGATGATTACATCAGGGCAAATTTTCAAGCGATAGAAGAGGTGATAGGCTCGATTGCTGACCCAAGTAAATTTAAAGTCACACCGGATGGCGATGTTGGTATCGGGGTGTCATCACCAGATGTGAGATTGGAGGTTAACTCGGGTGAAGCTGACAGAGTTGCTATTTTCGAGAGCTCTGATGTCCAGGCTAAGGTGGATATCAAAGACGCCACAGGCGATTGGCAGCTAAAGGTTGTAGGTAATAATCTAACATTTAGGGATGAAGCGCAAAATACAGATAGAATGACTATTGACCCTGCTGGCAAAGTTGGTATAGCGACAACAGACCCAGCATATACATTAGACGTCTCTGGAGATATTCACTGCACGGGAAAACTTACCAGCGACGGAGGCAACGACCCAGCTTACGTCCTCTACGATTACCAAACTCGTAAATCCATTATTGAACTGGTAAAAAAAGAAGTTCCACCAAACAAATTGAGCGGTGCGGTGTTGTTTTTCAACGGAGAAAAACAAGCCTTAGAGCTATTCATACCATTGAGAGGAGAATTCAGAAGCTTGAGCGGAGAGCTGTTAGAGAAGACAGACCCCGTCACTGAGACTTCCGAGGTAGAAAAAAGGTATTACTTTGATGAGGAAACGGGAGAAATTGAAAGCTATGAGGTGAAGAAAAGTCCAAGAAGATATAAGCTTAAGGCAGGCGTTAGTTTAGACCCTGAAACGGGGAAGTTCAAGAAAGCCGTGAAGCGGAATGTGAAGAAGGTAATAAATGGTGAAGAGAAGATTGTAGAAGTTATAGAAGAGGTGGAAGTTACCAAAGAGGAAGCGATTGAAGAGGCGAAAGAGGTTGAGACAAAGAATTATTCTTATGTAGACGAAATGCAGGTATAGGAGGTGATAATGATGTGGTGGATATATCTATTTTTGGCAGGGATTTTATATAGCGTCTTCCAAAGAGAAATTGTGAGGAAACTGAAGGTAGTTAAAAAGTGGTATGAGAAAAACAAGGACAAAGTTGAGGAATGGGGCAAAAATAGAGAGATAAAGAAGGCGTGGGAGGAACTGTCGGAAGCGATAAGAAAAGCTCAACTTGATAAAAAATGGACGGTCTTCGAGATACTGGAAGTCATAATGCTCGCCAAGAGACTGTTCGATTTGTTAGAAAATTATGAACGAGGAAAGTTAGGGAGGTGAAGCAGAGATGGACGTTTACGAAATTGTGGTATTAGCGATTGGGATAGTGATGGCTCTCGTGGGAGGAGTGTATTTTGGGAAGGCAAAGACTTTCATAAAGGAACTTAGGGAAGCATTTGATAAATTGGATGATGCCCTTCAGGATGATAAAATAACTAAGGAGGAACTAAAAGAGATAGTGAAGGAGTTTCTGGATGTGGTGAGAGTCTTTGTTAAAAAGACTTAAAGAAATAAATAGGCTGGGTCTTTTCTTCGAGGGGTTTCTCCTTCCTTTAAAAGAAAAGATTGAGGGCAAAGGGAAATAAAACGAAAAGACAAAAAAGAATCAAACAATTTGGAGTATGTTTTGTCTGCAAAAGAGTCCTGCCACTTTCTGACTTGGAAATGGTTGAATTCTACGACGGACATGATGCGACGACAAAAGATTTTCATCATAAACTCATCTGTAAGGGATGCATTAAGAAAGCCTATGATGTTTATCATTCGAGGGAGAAAATAAAGTGATGGCTGGGCCTTTTCTCCAGGGGGGTTTCTCCTCCTTTACCCCTGGGGTTTTCTCCCCAGCCTTCCAAAAAAAAGAGAGCCGTAAAGGGGCTAAATTTTGAAGTTGAGAAGGAAAGACATAAATAAGTCTCTTCAAAAAATAAGTCTTAAATTTAAGGCGTTTCCGTTAGAATTTGGAGGTGGCAATGTTTAAAGTTCTTGCTTACTATGAGAAAGGTGATGTCATAGAGATAATGCCGAAAAAGTTCATAATAGATGGACATGCTCTGCCTAAAGTGATAAGAGCGGATAAGGATTATATATTCGAGGAAACCCTTGGTCTTGTTCCGGTTGAAAGAATAGAAAAGGAAATAAAAAGGGCAAGGGAGGAAAGAAAATGGAATTTAAGGTAGAAATTACACCTCTTTATGAAGGAAAGTTTGTTGTCAGGACTACAACACACTATGAGAATTTTAAGATTTACAATAGCTTAGATGAGGTATTATGTGCGCTGAGTAGGATTGATTGGTGGCCGAAAGACCCAATGGAGGATGCGGATGTAAGAGAGCTGGAGGAGAGCCAAAAGTGAGGCAAAACTGTCCTCTGCAAAAGATACTGCCTAATCCAGATAAACCAATCGAAGAGCAAAACCTGCCTGTTCTTATGGCTATGTGTATATGGGGAGAGGCACGGGGAGAACCGTGGGAAGGAAAGCTTGCTGTGGCGAATGTAATACAAAACAGAGTTAACAGACATTCCTGGTATGGCAAGAATCATAGAGAAGTAATCCTGAAACCATACCAATTCTCATCTTTTAATAAAAGGGATAAGAATCGTAGAAAGATGCTCTATCCCTTAAAATATTCCGACCTTGAGACTTGGCTTGAATGTTTTGTTGCTGGAGAACTTGTTTTGGCGTCCAAAGTGCCAGACCCTACCCACGGGGCAACGCACTATTTTGCTGATTATATCAAACTTCCTAAATGGGCAGAGGAAATGCAATTTATTAAGCAAATTGGGCATCATCGGTTCTATCGCTCTTAGAATATTAGGAGTATAAAAGTGGCTCAAAAAAGATGTTCTAAGTGCGGGAAATTAAAACCACTAACTGCATTTTATAAAAATAAACGGAACAAGGATGGATTAAACAGCTTGTGTAGAGAATGTTGCAAAGAATTATATAAAAAAAATAAGGAAAAAAAATTAAATTATTACAGAAATTATTATAAAAAACACAAAGAGGAAAAATTGAATTATGCTAAAAATTATAAAAAAAATAATAGAGAAAGAATATCACGATATAGAAGAGAATATTATGAGAAAAATAGAGAAAGAGAAAAACAACGGCAGAGAGAGTATTATAGGAAACATAAAGAAGAAATAATAGCTAAACAAAGAATACGAGTAATAGGATCGGGTGGTAGATATTTTAGAAAATTAAATAAAAGGAATTGGACTGGATACTGTGAACTATGCGGAAGAAGTAATATAAAGCAACTTTCATATCACCATTGGGATGATAAAAATCCATCAAAGGGAATATGGATATGTAATTCTTGTCATATGATGGTCACAGCATATGAAAATGGTAAGTTTGCTTATTTGCAAAAATATTTGAGATTAAAGCGATTCCTAAATAGACAGTATAGGTTAAGAGAAAACTTGAAGCCAGAACAAAACTAAAATTTATATAGAGGTTGAAATGAGAAAGTCTAAGAAGTCCAGGATAGCGCAAATTGTCATCGAAGACCCTACTTGCATAGTAGGCGAACCACAAGGAATCAGCGAGATGTGCACCCTCTATGTAATTTATGGATTGGTGCACAAGGTAAAGGGGTATTATATTATCGATTGTGCCTTTCCTCTTATGGAGAATAGGGAAGGGATGAAAGAAGTAAGCTTTTACATCCCAAAAGGATGTGTGAAGTCGATAAAGTATCTCGATTTTGTTGATAAAAGAGGGAAAAATGGAGAATAAACCCATATATTCAGAGCTGGAAATCGATTATTTCCCTGATAAAGAGAGCATCCGGACCATCACTCAATTTCTCCAGAGTCTAAAACAGATGGCGCAAGCTCTAAACAAAAGTAGCGAGATAGCTGTTGACGGAGGAGCGGGATTCAGCTGGAAAATAAAAATCACAGCATTGGGCCAATGGGTATAAGGAGGCTCAATTGAAGTGGGTTGACATCCTCTCCCTTCCTTACGGAAGGAAATTCCCTAAGGGAACTTACGAGGTTGAAGTAGACTTCATTAGCGGAGTGTCAAGCCCCGCATTCTCAGAAGGATATACCAACTGAGAAGTGGCTCTTAATGCAATATTGCGAGCACCTATGAGATCTGCGTTGAGCGAATACCCGCAATTTGAGCATTTAAACTTGGACTGGGACTTCCGATTCCTCTTCTCCTCATTGCCACACTTAGGACAAATTCTTGAGGTTTTCCGAGGATCGACCGATACAATCGGTATCCCAGCCAAGCGAGCCTTATATTCTATAAAATTTGTTAATTGTCTGAAAGGCCAATTATGAAGCATTCTACGAACTTTCTTAATTGCTTTAATTCTTTGTCTTATGCCCGAAAGATTTTCTAAGGCAATAGCAGAATTAGTTTCTTTAGCTTTATTAACAATAGCACGGCTTATCTTATGATTTAAGTCAGTTATCCATCTATGTTCTTTGCCAGAGAGTCTTTTAAGTGTGCGCCAAGCGTTTTTACATATCTTTTTATCCTTTTTCTCTTGTAATTCTTTTCGTTTTTTGAGAAAATAATTTCTTTTAAATCTTATGAGTTCTCCTCTAAAGAACATATTTATTGAACCTTCTGGATTGGATACAGTAGCTATCTTCGCTATACCTAAATCAACACCTAAAATATTAGAAGGCTGCCTTTGAGCTTCTGGCATATCTTTGACAGTTAAATATAGAAACCATTTACCTCTGACTTCTTTAACTTCGGAACGAGCTATTGGTAGATTAAATTCATTCTTATATCGTTCGGGAATTGTTAAGGGAAGCCAAATTCTTTTGCGGTTTAAGGTTAATCTAATAGCGTTATTTCCTCTTTTAATTGTGTCTTTGCGAAAACAGCCTATTAAACTGTGGAGTTTTGGTTTTGACTTTTTACCTTTTTTGCGAAGATATGATCGCTGTATCTCTATTGCCTTATCCCGAGCAACTTGTAGGTTAGCTGAAGGAAGATTAAATTTATTCCTTGCTTCTTTGTAGTAAAGTTTGTGAATTTTTACCCTACTGGTGGTTTTCTCTTTCTGCAGTTTTTCAAGATACCAGTTAACACAAGAAGAGAATTCTTGACAGTATTCTTCAAGACTATGAAGTTTATTTCTTGTTGGTCTTTTAATTTTAAGTTTTATTGTAAGCATAGTTATATTTTATACTACCTGGAGAAAAAGTCAAGTGGCTGTATCCCGCTCTTACGAACGGGGATCTTAGCCGCTTAGGAGACGATTAAATATATTATATTTATCAAAGGAGAAGCCAATTGAAATGGAGCGAAGAAAAGATAGAATTCTTAAAAGAAAATTATTCTAAACTCACCGATAAAGAGCTTGCCGAAGAAATTGGAACAACTCCTGCCAGTGTCCGCAAGAAAAGACGCTTACTTGGCTTAACTAAACCTCTATTTTTCCGAAAACAACTTTCCCCTAAGAACGCTTTACCTGAACCTGTCTTTATAGATAAGAAACGAGCAGAAAATATTAATTGGCGCGAGTGGTTCGATAATCTTCAAAAAAGACAGGAACTCCATCAAAAAACAAGCTCCTCTCAAGACGAGGCTACAGTAAAAATTGAAACAGAGAAAAAGATAGCAGTGGTTTTCTCAGCGGATTGGCATATGGGTTCTGTCTCAGTGGATTACAAAGAACTCCAGCATAACTTAGATACAATTCTAAATACCGATAGAGTATATATGATTACTGTAGGAGACCTTATAGATAACTTTCGCTCTTTCCGCTCTCTCCAACCCATTCTTTCCCAAATTGCCTCGCCTAAAGAGCAAAGAATTATACTCTCTTCTATCCTAAATGAATTTATACAAAAAAAGAAGTGGATCGCTGCTTGCTGGGGCAATCATGATATAGAAAGAGATGAGCGTCTCTACGGAGAGAGTACCATTAAGAACTTACTATCAGAGCATTTAATTTATTTTAATGGGAAAGGAACTCTCAATCTCATCGTTGGGAAAGAAAAATACATAATCAGGCTCTCTCACGAATTTAAGGGGCATTCAATTTATAATCCCAATCACCCTATGAACAGAGAGCTGAAGTGGAATGCCCCATTTGCAGATGTAATTGTGGGTGCCCACCGACATCAGCCTGCCGTCCAATGGTTTTACGAATATGGAAAGCCTAAGTGCCTTATCCAAGTGGGCACTTTTCAAACTGACGATGGATACGCAAAAAGATGGTGGACGCCTGGTATTATTGGAGTTCCTACCGTAGTATTCCATCCAGATAAACATTTTGTTTTTGTTTATCCTTCCTTAAATGAATTGCTCCAGAGGTTTTGATTCCTAAGTTAATCTATTTCTGTTATTTATGAGAAGGACTTGACAAACTTATGAAAATGTGTATAGTAAAAATGGAGATTAAAAATGGATAGAAAGATGCTTGCAAAGCTTTATTATGAGGAAGGAAAGACTTTACAAGAAATAGGCGATATGTTTGGGGTTACAAGGGAACGTGTTCGACAGGTAATGGAGAAATATCATTTGCCAAGATACGCAAGAAGAAGAAGGTTAAAGTGGAAATCACTTGATGAGTATTTTGACTATGTAAAGAAGACAGGAAAAGAATCTAAGCCTACTTTGGCGAAATTTCTCCTACCTTTTAAAAAACAATGTGAAGAATGTGGAAGCACTAAAAATCTTCATATTCATCATATAAAATATCCCGCTACATCTTTGGACGATGTTCAAATACTTTGTGCTTCTTGTCATCTGGTTAAACATAAAAAAGGTAATGGAGTAAAAATTCAGCTTGAGATGTGTAATAGATATACCAAGGGAGAAAATGGAATTGAATTAGCTAAAGAATATGGTATTACTCCTGGAACGGTATATCGCATTCTAAAAAAGTGGAATATTAAAAGACGACCAAGATTTAACAAAATAAAAGGAGGCATTGAGATGGGAAAGAAAGAAGAAAGAGACAAAAGGTTAAATGACTTTAGAGTTAAGTTGGTTAAATATCTTATTTATATTGAGGGTTGGAGGCAGGCAGATGTGGCGAGACTGTTAAATCTATCTCGCCAGCGGGTTAATCAGATAATCCAAAGTGAGGACAAGGGGACTTGACACTTTTTGGAAATTTGTGTATAATATATGTAGATAATAAAATAAAAGGAGGAAAAGATGAAGAAAATAAGCCAACCTACCCCAAATAAATCCCAGAATGATGGTAGAGGAATTCCTTGGGAGAAACTCGCTTCCAAATATTTTGGGAAAAATAGATTTTCTCGTTGTTTTCTTTGTGAACCCTTAAAGGAGCGGGAAGAAAGAAAAAAGAATTGTGATAGCAAAAAAAGAATGAAGATGAAGAAGGCTTGGTTTGTCCAAAAGAAAGGTCCATATTATGGACCTGAGGACGAGTATGATTTTCTTGGGTTTGGAGAAAAACCCAAGAAGGTTCACTGGTGTGCTGGGGAGTTTTGGATTAGTGACCCTTTTTATATTTGGGTCCCTATCCAAGCAACGGAATTATCTGCTCGAAGAAGACTGGCTCTAAGGAGGTGTTAGTTATGGATATAGTAGAAAAAGTCATCGAAAAAATAAGAAACAACCCAGAGATTAAACGTGCCAGATTTAATGATGAATTCCTTAATGATGTGGGAAGTGTATTCAGCAGACATGGTTATGGTGCTGCACGAGTATTTGCAATGAGAGATGATAACGAAGCTAGAGCCCTTTTGAAAGTTTTGGATATACTTGAGGAGAAAAATCTCTCGGTAGAATTGGGAACGCTTATACTCAAAAAATTAAATGCAATATTTTTATTGAGGAGGTAAGAGATGAGACCAAGAATAATCAACGATGGCACTTGTAGTGATATGGAGCTCAAAGTTCCGTTCTTTGCTCCATTTAAGGAGATTGAAGAGAAAGTAAGGGAAAAATTCGGGAAGGATTGGGTAGTTATTGACGCTGAACCCAAGAAAAATGAAATTACTATTGTGAAGAGAAAAATCTGTTATGAATGCGGAAGAAGGGTTCTCTGTCTACGTTCAATCTCCACAGAGGATGGAGAAAGACCATTGTGCGAGGACTGTTATATGGATTTGATGGGAGAAAATAAACAAAGGAGGAAATAAAATGCAGTGGATAAGTTTTAAAGGACCAAATGGGCAGGAGTTTATTAATCTGGATACAGTGGAATCTATTCGGATTACCGAGAAGGAAATCACTTTCTTTTTTAAGGATGAAACCTGTTACTTCTCCAAAGAAGTTTTGGGGGAAACATACGAGTATCTCAGGAATTATCTCGAACAACATTTTGATTACTACAAAATTAATTAGGGGAGGTAAAGACAGATGGATGTAATAGCAAAAGCAAAGGAGTATATAAAGCTAAAGGATGAGGCTACTCGGCTAAACAAGAAGCTGTCAGCCTTGAGAAAAGAACTAATTCCCGTGTTGGAGAAAAATGAGTGGTATCTGGATGTGGGAGACGGCTACATGCTGGAGCTTCAGGAGAGGATTAGTTACGACTACGACCCTTACTATGTTCAACAGTATTTGAAACCTTTGCATCTTTATGAAGTGGTGAAAGAGATAACTATTAACAAAAAGAAGTTTGAAGGACTGATTAAGGGTGGATTTATCTCGGAAGAAATAGGAAAAACTTGTAGAAGGGAACTAAAAAGAACAAAGGCGATTATTATCAAAAAGGAGGAAAAGAATGCTAACAAAAAGTAAGGTAAAGCATGAGGAGTTAGTGGATGAAGTGTTAAGGGTGATCCGTGATTGGGCCCAAGAATACGACTGTGATACCACTAACTCTGAAGCTCATGGTCTACTAATCGACCATGAGGTAGTAAAAGACATGGCTGGGGAAATAGTGGATAGTTTGATAGAAAGACTAAACAAAAAAGGAGGAGAGTAATGTCTAACATTGTTATTTATGAAACGCCTCAGGGCAAGGTGGAATTATCTCCTGAGATTATTCGTAGATATTTGGTCAATGGAAACGGAAAAGTCACCGATCAAGAAGTTATGATGTTTTTACAGCTTTGTAAATATCAAAAGCTCAACCCTTTCCTTCGTGAATGTTATTTGATTAAGTATGGGGACGAGCCAGCAACGATAGTAACTGGCAAAGAAACCTTTACGAAACGTGCTGCCTCAATCCCGGACTGCGATGGATGGATTGCGGGGGTAGTTGTGCTGAAGAATGGGAAAATAGTATATCGCCCTGGCTCGCTGGTATTGAAAGATGAAGAACTCGTAGGTGGATGGGCTGAAGTATATAGGAAAAACTGGAGTCATCCAGTGCGGATAGAGGTAAGTTACAGGGAATATGAGGGAAAGAAAAGAGATGGAACACCAAACAGACAGTGGAGAAGAATGCCAGGCACTATGGTTAGGAAGGTTGCTCTTGTCCAAGGGCTACGGGAAGCATTCCCAATCGAATTTGGTGACCTCTATTCCCCAGAGGAAATGGCCCAAGCGGGAGTGGATATGGACGAATTACCTAAAGCAGAAGTAATTATACCTGGGTTAGAAAAGAAAGAAGTAACACCGAAAGAGGAAGCTCAACCCCTTCCTGAGAAAAAGTCCTCTGAAAAACTTTCTCCTCAACAAAAAGAAGTATTAAATCTTTGGAAACAGTTGAATCTATCGAGATGGCAAAAAGAACCAATTGATGTTGTAGTGGAGAAGGCAAGTGATAAAAAGCTCAAGGCAATGATTGATTGGGCGAAGAAAAAGCTTGCCGAGAAGGAAGTAGAAGAGCACACAAAGGCTCAGGCAGAAAAATTGAGGGAAGAGGTTCTGGAGTTGGTCATCATAACCATTCCTACAAACAAAGAACTGGAGGAAATGGGGTTTGATACTGGGATATCCCTCGAAGACCAACTCAAAGGATGTGATTATTCAAAACTAAAGGAGATTCGGGAAAAACTGTTGAAGAGGCTCTCAAAAAAGCAGAGAGTAGAGTGGGAAAAAACAAGAAATGTGAAAAATAAAGAAAAATGAAATGAATTCTCTCCCCGCTCTGTGAGCTTGAAGATGGGATAGCAATAGGCTGCCGAAAATGGGAGGCATAAGTCCAATTCAGAGCGGGGAGAGGATGAAAGGAGGAGAAAATGCATGTGAAGGTTTTTTCAGGTAACAATCGGCTTGAGTTGGAGGAAACTATTAATGCTTGGTTAGCAGAGCATCCCAGAATTCATATCTGGTTTATTCGTCAGACTCAGGATGCAGGGACAGTAGATGAGATAGGATGTGTAGTGATAACTATCTGGTATGAGGAGAAACCTCAAGAAAAGGAAGTGGAAATAAATATGGAACAACTTAAAGAAAAAATTAAGCGATTGTAGAAGATTGAAAGGAGGAGAAAATGATTGAATTTCAAGCCAAAAGACAAGACCAATCATATGGTCTTATTCTGGACGATAACATAGTAATTGAGATAAGGAAATTCAAAAATTGTCTTAGAGCTAAAGCATTTTTCCATCGCCGGAAGATGCAACACAAAAATAATGGATGGGAGAAATGCCAGATGAAGGTTCCTATGGCTCCAGCTATAGAGAAAAAACCCAGGGAAAGAGAGGGGAGGATAATTCGAGTAATGGGATATCCGGTGAGAATTGGGGACCGAAAGGAGAAAATAAATGAGAGAAGATTGTAAGTCCTTTAACACCTGTTCTGCTCCCCTATGTCCATTGGATAAAGATAGTTTGGAAAATGGTATCTGGTAATCCGGACGAGGAAATATGTAGAAAGAGAAACGCTCCTGCGTGGGTCAAAGCTCAAAGGAAAATTGCTAAAAAGACTAAAGACAATGATAAATACTTTACTTATGAAATGCTAAACAGAAATTGTAGAATAACAAGCGGTATTGTTGGATTAGACCCAGATAGAAGCGAAGAGCCACAATTAAGAAGCTGGTTGGCTCGCC